CGAGTTGGGCGGCATTCGCGATCGGCTTGATTGGGATGGCGTTATTTCATCATTCAGAAACAATATCGAAGGCCGTGTATGTAGGCTCACACTCGATAACGATGAAAATTATTATTGGCGTGGTAGAGTATTTGTGAAGGGATTTGACAGATTCCGTGAACTTGGAAGATTCAAGCTTACAGTTCCAACCGCAGATCCGTACAAATACAGCAAATTATCCTCTGCTGATCCGTGGCTCTGGGATCCGTTTAACTTCCTGACAGATGTTGTCACATATATCGGGGCAATCACAGTTGTCGGATCTGAATTAATCACTATTCCACAGGGGCACATGGCAACATCTCCGGAATTCGTTGTTTCAGATCAAACATCGGCAACATTTACTGTCACGGCAGGCGGAATAACATATCCGCTCACGGCAGGAACGAACAGAATTCCGTCAATCCTTGTTGGTGGAGATAATGAGGTCGAGCTGACATTCACAGGAGATGCGAAGATTCAGATTGTATATAGGAGCGGAAGCTTATAATGTTTCAGGTCAATCTTGGCGAAAAAGTGCTGTATTATCCTGCTTCGGAAGATGCGGCAATATATGATACAAAGCTCGAGGAAGATGTCGGGCAGGCAGGCACATTTTCATTCAAAGTCCCGCCACAGAATCCCTTGTATGGCGAGCTGACAATGGGCGCGCTCGTCACAATATTCAAGAACGGAAAAGAATTCTGGCGAGGCGAAATTAAGGAAATAAACACGGATTTTGCGAACATCGCAGAAGTTTATTGCGTGGAAGATTTGATATGGCTTGCGGATGAGTTCCTGACTCCGGCGGCAATCACGAACGAGACAAATGTTCAAAGGTTTCAGGCGGCGATTGATGCTTATAACCTGAATAGACCGGCAGAACGTCAATTTCTCGCCGGAGTTGTAACAAATTCGCAGGTGTCATCGCTCTGTAATTGGGTTACAGAATACGAATGGAGCATTCTTGATGATCTTCGGGAGTGCATTTGTAAAGATACAGGATATATTCGCGTCAGGCGAGTAACATCTGGCGGAACAGTGAGCAGATATATCGATATTGTCCGATTGGAGGACTACGGCTCGCAGGCTACGCAGCCGATTGAATACGGGTATAATCTGCTCGATTACGTCAAAGAATCCGATTATGGCAATCTCACGAATGTTCTGACTCCGTATGGCGAAGAAACAGATACAGAGATATATGACGGATATAACCAGAGGCTTCAGGGAACAACGATTGAATCTCAAACTTCAATCAATGTTTACGGCAGACACGCAAAAGCGGTCGTTTTTGATGGTGTTGATAATCTGACGGATCTGAATGCTCTGGCATCCTCTTATCTCACAAGATACTCACAGCCACAGCTCACGATGGAAGTAAAAGCCGTTGATTTGGCAGAAGTCGAGAATGTCGATGAGATTAAAATCGGAGATTCTGTCAGGATAATCGCGGCTCCGTTCGCGGTGGATCAATGGTTATATCTGACAAGTATAAGCCGTGATATCCAGAACATAGACAAAAACAGCATCACAATGAGCGGACACGTTCAAACGAACAGGACACTCACAGAACAGGCACAAGGAACGGCAGAAGCGGTTAAGGCTCTTCCGAGCAGATCATCAATACTTGATGCGGCATTTAAGAATGTTCTTGAGCTTCTCAACGGCGTTGATGGTGGATATGTCACGTTTGAAACTGATGGATCGGATCATATTACAGAAATCCGCATCGCGAACAACATGGACTATTCACAGGCTACACAATGTTGGCGGTGGAACCTTGGCGGATTGGCTTATCTGTCGAGAACATATCCTTCAGATCCTTGGACAGCATCCGTTGCGATGGATATGACAGGGCAGATGACAGCAAACTTCATTAAGACAGGCGAGCTTATCGCGAATAATGGAGTTTATGAGCTTAATATGTCAACAGGTTACGTCAAGATGGCACAGGGCGAGTTCTCCGGGCAATTAAAGGCCGCAACGGGAACAATAACCGATGGAACGGGTACGCTTTCGCTTTCAGGCGGCAATTTGAGCATGACAAGCGCAACATCGGGCGGAGCCGGTGTATTCGCTCGAAAGACTGGCACAGATTATTATTCATGTTGGGGCGCGGTCAATACGGCTGCATGGATTCCCGGGCATTACGTTGAAGTTGCAACATATTCCATTGTTGAGATGGCGAAATGGTGGGAAGATCATGGGCCTTGGCATAGTTAATAAAATCGAAGGGAGATAGAAATGGCAGACATTAGCAGTTATTTGGCGGCGATTATGGCGGCTGTCTATGGCGAAGATGTTCGTGGATCCATTCATGACGCGATCGATATCATCAACAAGGTATCGGAAGTTGTCCTGAATACAGGAACAGCCGTAACGGGGCCTACAAGCTCATCAACGGGATTCTACAAGGATTCGTTTTATATCAATACCTCAACGATGGAATTGTGGAAGTGTATCGGAACGGATTCTTGGCAGAGTCAGGGCGTTCTGAAGGGCGCGGACGGAGCTGACGGAAACGGAATCGTAAGTATCGTAAAAACAGCCACAGTTGGCCTTGTTGACACATACACGATCACATACGATGACGGAACCACAACAACATACGATGTCACAAACGGACAGAATGGCTCGAAATGGTACAAAGGAACGGCTATATCCGGAACAGGAACATCGATAACAGGTTTCCCGGGCGTTATAAATGACTTTTATCTCAATTCGTCCTTTGGATATGTATATACCTGTACGAAAACGGGCGGATCATTGTTACCTGATGCGGCTGAATGGGATTATGTTATGGCTCTGACGGGTGGCGGCGGCTCGACAGTAACAGTCATTGATAATCTGATAAGCACAAGCTCAACAGATGCGCTTTCAGCTAATCAGGGCCGCGTTCTGAAGGGGTTGGTTGATGGAAATACCACAGATATCTCGACAATCAACGGCCTTATTCCTTCGACAGCCACAACATCGAACAAACTTGCAACAGCAGCAGATATTCCTTCTGTTCCGACAGTAAACGATGCGACTCTGACAATTCAGCAGAACAGCTCGACAGTTCAGACGTTTACGGCAAATGCCTCATCAAACGCAACGGCAAACATCGTCACGGATGAATGGTTTTCTTCCGGGGGATCTATTGTCGAATATACGATAAGCACAAGCGATACATCAAAGACATTCACGGGATTGAATGCGAATTACGCATACAAGCCTTTCATACAGGTTGCCGATGGCGAGGATGCCTTATCTTATAAAACAATGGTATTCAGCGGAACAAGCGTGACAATCACGTTTGACAGTCCGTCAGCGGCACAGGCGGCAGGAAGTGCTTGTAAGTTGAGATTAAGAGAGATCAAGTAAAGGAGAGAAGAAAATGGATAAGTATTACACAGTTGAGTTTACAGTACACAATGCGGCAAGCGATGCATGGCAGTCAAAGATTTCTGACAGCAGCAAGGACGAGATAACAGCGAAGGCTCTGTTCCATTCCGAAGCTGCAAGGCTCATTCCGAGTACAGATTTTGATTTTGTGTGCGTTCTCTGGCGCGATAACTTCGGGCGCGTTCTCGATACCGATTCGAAAGATACGCGTGTTTCTCCGGAACCTCCGGAACCGGTTGAGGAATAATTCGTTCTTTTCAAGGCATGAAGGGGTGTCGATTCGTGGTCGGCACTCCTTCGGTTTCTAAACGGAAAGCACAGAAGATAGGAGATATAAATTATGTTTCAAGAAATGTTAGCCATGAGTGCAGGTGGGGGCGGAAATGTCTTTACATTGTTAGGTACATCACAATCCGATTTTCCGCTTGACGGAGTTATAACTATGGGTTTCAAGCCTAAATGCGTAGTTACTTTTGTTCAGTACAATAATTCGACTATTTACTATAATGTTTATGACGAGAGTGTTGGTACGGGATTTTATATGCAATACGGCATTGATAGTTCGGGTACTGTTGCATCATCGGTCATGAAAGTTACTATGCCTAACACGGGTAGTTCATGGCTTAAAACAGTAGATGCAAATGGTATAACCATAATCAACACGCTTTCAACAGTTACAAAAGCGGGTATTTATGCGGTCGGATAACTCTTGCGCTAACTTATGCGGTCGGATAACTCTTGCGCTAACTGAAACGATAGCGCAGATAGTTCAACGCACTTTCAACGCGTTGGAAACACATTAAACACATTGGCACTCTTTCGGGGGTGCTTTTTTGATGGGAGAAAGAAATGGATTCAGCAATATTATGTGCGATCATATCCGGAGCCGTGACGTTGATCGTGTCTATTGGCACTTGGCACGTTACGGCGAAAAAGGATAGAAACGAGAATAAAACACTTATCCTGAAGAATATCGAGGATCTAAAGGACGATATAACGGCGGTCAATGCTTCCGTTCAGCAACAGATCGCGGTCATCGATGTCGAGATCAGGAATCTTTCAGCTCGTGTCGAGAAGCATAATAACGTGATAGAGCGCACATATAAGCTCGAACAGGCCGTTGCGGATCTGAAGGGAGGATTACGATGAAAATGTCAGATAAGCTTTACACAGTATTGAAATATCTCTGTCAGGTCGGTTTACCGGCTCTTGGCACTCTGTATTTTGCTCTTGCGCAGATATGGGGTTTTCCTTACGCGGAGCAGGTTGTTGGAACAATAGCAGCCATAACCACATTTATCGGCGTATTGCTCGGAATCAGCTCTTATCAGTATTATAAGGATTCGAAAGAATGAACGGAATTGATATATCCAGATATCAAAAAGGAATAGATTTGTCGAAGGTGCCGTGCGAGTTTGTCATCGTCAAAGCTACACAAGGCACTTCTTACGTTTCGCCAGAGTTCAAGAAGCAGATTAAACAGGCGGATTCGCTCGGGAAGTTCCTCGGGGTT